TTTGATAGCGCAGTAGAAAAGTTAAGTAATAATTTTAAGGGTGCAGGAACTCAAGAACTAACTACTTACTCTGGACAGATGAGAGTACTAGGCGAGGCTGCCGATAACGCTCAAGAAATTATCGGTAAGAATCTCGTAGACAGTATGATCTTATTATCTGGCGGCGGTAACAGTATCCAACCTTTGGCAGATTCTATGCAGGAACTTTCCGTCTGGCTCGGAGATGCTATCTACGGCATGGCGATTATGATTGATCAATTAAAATCTCTGCCGGGTGGAGGAATTTTAGGCGGGCTAGATGGACAGGGTTTCTTAAAGACCTATTCACCTTTGATAAGAATCTTAGATCAATTTGCTAAACAAGGTGCAGCGGCGAGACCGCTTGAAGGTAGAGCCTCAGAGCATACTGGTCGGCCGGGTTACATAGATCCTAATATTGGCCTGCGTAAACAGGCAGAAGCGGCAGCGACTAAGCGCGCTAAAGAATTAGCTGCATTACAGAAGAAGACTCTAGACACACAGAAGAAGTCTTTAGCTTTACAGAAAGCCGCTAAGACTATCGACCTTGATCGTATCGGAATAAACGCTGCCCTGCGCGGCAAGGTCAGCGAGACCGATCGCCTATCACTTAACCTTCAATTAGCGTTGCTAGATAAGAATGAAGCGGCAGCGCTTAAACTATCAAATCAATTAGACGCGGCAGTTAAGCGACAGAATGAACTAGCAGCCTTGCTACTTGCTACACCTAAAGCGCCTAATCCTTACGGTGACTGGATTCCACCAAAAGTAGATTTCGGCGGTAACATTTTGGGAACGCCAGTACCTAACTTTACGGTTCCCTCATACGCCAATCCTTTCATGCCTGACGCTGGATTCCTTGCAGGCGTTAGCGGACAAAAACAGCCTGACATCACAGTAGTAGTCAATCTTGACGGCGATGTAGTAGGCAGCGCAGTTCGTAACTCATCTGTCAATTCTTCACTTTCTGGATCTTTCAACACAGTTAATAGAACTAATCGATTTGATTTAAGTCCAGTATGACATTACCTGCCACGATTTCGGTCTCTTTCGACTTTAGCCAAGGGGCTACTTTCGGGTTCCCTTTTACTATCGGCGATCCGATCAATGGCGTGATAGGTGTATCTCAGTTCGCATCAAGTGAAGTACCTGAGCCCGTTATCGATCTGAGCTCTCAGACTCGCCAGATTAAGATTAGTCGCGGTCGCAATCTTATGCGCGATACTTATGAGGCAGGTACTTGCACAGTTCGAGTCATCGATCAAGATGGTGATTTCAATCCTCAGAATCCATCCAGCCCATACTTCGGCTATCTCACTCCATTGCGTAAGATCCGCGTAGCGGCTACTACTCCTACCACTCAGTCATTCTTATTTTCAGGTTATGTCACAGACTATAAGTACACCTATCCAGTAGGTCAAGAATTAGGTTATGTCGATATTACATGCTCGGATGCATTCCGCTTATTCGCTATGGCTAACGTCTTGACAGTAGCGAGTGCAACGGCTGGACAGACTACAGGCACACGCATCGATAAGATCCTAGATCAGGTAGACTTTCCGTCTAGTATGAGATTGATCGATACTGGATCTACCACAGTTCAGGCAGATCCAGCGACTACTCGGTCAAGCCTTGCCGCGATTCAGGTGGCCGAGTTCACTGAGCAGGGCGCGTTCTATCTCAGATCCGATGGTGAAGTAGAGTTTAAGGATCGTGCCTCAGTAGTAGGATCTTTAGCTACTACACCTATCCAGTTTAATCAGACATCCGGCATACCTTACGCTAATCTTAAATTCGCCTTTGATGACAAACTGATCATTAACAATGCCACAATGAAGCGAGTCGGTGGCACTACAGTCTCAGCAAGTGATGTGGACTCCATCGCTAAGTACTTCCCTCATGGCATGAACGTCGAGAACCTTATAGCGCAGACAGACGCTCAGGTTCAGGATATCGCTGACATCTATGTCGCTACTCGTAAAGAGACTACGATCCGCATCGATGCAATGACGATCGATTTACTCGATCCTAACGTGCCTACTGACACGATCATCGGGTTAGAGTACTTTGACAATGTAGAGATCACTAACGTCCAGCCTGATAGTTCTACAATCGTTAAAACCTTGCAGGTGCAGGGCTTGGCTTGGGACATCACCCCTAATTCTATGAAATGTACAGTTACAACACTTGAGCCTATAGTAGAAGGATTCATCATAGGATCCTCTACTTACGGTATAATCGGACAATCCATTATGGGATACTAGGAGATAAACAATGACAACAGGCTTTCCAGCGACTACAGGCGATATCTTTACGGCGGCAGACTATAACGGCCTCGTAACCTTTGATGTCATTGCCGATAAGACTAATGACTACACAGTCGCTATCGTGGACTCCTATCAAGTCCTAGTCTCTATGAACAAGGCTACAGCCGTAGCCCTCAAGATCCCTACCAATGCTACGGCGGCTATCCCAGTCGGATCTGTAATTACTATCCTTAACAAAGGTGCAGGTCTCTGCACCATCTCAGCCGTTACTTCTGGCACTACTACAGTCCTCTCGGCTGGCGCAGTAGCGGCCTCGCCTACCCTTGCTCAATATAAGTCAGCCGCTTGCATTAAGACTGGTACAGATACTTGGTACATCGTTGGAGCGATTGGATAATGCTTAACAATGTAGTTGGTATCTATGGCGCTCCCGTTACAGTTCCAACTTTACCCGTAACGGCTAATCTTACTGGCTATTGGGATGCTTCTCAATCTTCATCAGTTACGCTCGCAAGCGGCAAGGTAAGCCAATTAAACGACCTTTCAGGCAATGGGCGGCACATGGTTCAAGCCACTGGTGCGAATCAGCCTACATATACGACCGCGGCGAAGAATGGCTTAAATGCCATGCAATTCTCTGGCTCACAATGGATGGAGCCTTCATCTACTTGGAGCCAAACAGATTTAACTTTCTTCATGGTCGTTAAATTTGATTCAGCAGTAGATCAAATTGCTACTGGTTACACAAACTATAAGCTCATGCTTCAGACAATGGATCAGGCCTCAAGCGGTAACTGGGCTTTCCAAATGGAGCCAGGTGGCCCCGGCACATATTTCTTTTGGCAAGATGGGGCAAGAAATACAAATTGGAATTATTTTGAGATGGTTCGACCAGACTCAGGAAGTAGTGCAACCGCATCGGTAAATAACGGCGGCAGTTTTACAGGTGCGGGCGCTAATGGAACTCTTGCCGCTATTGGTACAGGCAAGCTGACCATCGGTCGCAGACAAGATACAGCACTCCCCATGACCGGTTATATTGGTGAGGTTATTCAATACTCTGGACAAATGGGAAGCTCTGACCGAACGCTCGTAAAAAATTACCTAGCAAGTAAGTGGGCTATCTAATGTATCTACTATTCGCTCATCTTGAAGATTTTAATACTTGGAATGAATTTATGAATCAGCAACTAGCATTGCCAAATGATGAAGGTACTCAGACATATTCCGTTTATATAAGTTCTACTATTTCCAACGATATTCTTGCTTACTTTGACGATCGTGCTGACACAAGTCGCATGACTTTGATCAATTATGACCAAGCCGTAGAGATGGGATTCTTCCCGGCGGTAAATGTATGAAGCCCATTTTATGCAAGGCTGGACAACAATTAAGAGAGCAATTCGATGACACCTTCCCAGATCGTGATAGGCGTTCCGATGGCTGGATCGGCGATCTCCGTCATTCAGCGCGTCCTAGTGATCATAACCCTGATCGAGAGACAGGGGTGGTTAGAGCCATCGATGTCGATCGAGATGTACATAAGTCAGGCAAGCCCGACCTCATGCCCGATATTGCAGATCAGCTTCGACTCGCAGCCAAGGCAGGAGAAAAGCGAATCTCCTACATTATCTTCGACGGACGAATTGCATCGCCTCGCATGGGTTGGCGCTGGCGCAAGTATACTGGAAGCAATCCGCATCGTGCCCATTGCCATATCTCTTTCACTAAGCAAGCTGACAAAGATGGTTCTTTCTTTAATATTCCGTTACTAGGAGGCGAATAAATGGAACAAGCAAAATCACTCGCGGCATCATGGGCTCGATCATTCTTAGCGGCTGCCTTAGCGCTATACATGGCAGGAGTTACAGATCCTAAGACTCTAGCAATGGCAGGGGTAGCAGCCGTAGCGCCAGTAGTCTTGCGCTGGCTTAACCCTAGCGACGCTTCATTCGGTATGAGCAAAAAGTGAGTCAGACAGATTTCTTTACCCTTTACTTTGCCAGCCTTGCAGTCGTAGGTGGCCTTTCAGGCTTCGTCATTACTCACCTATTGGCTGAAATAAAGCGACTTCACTCGCGTGTCGATGAGATATATAACATACTCTTAGAGCGATAATTTTAATATGGCAAAGAAGAAGGTCATAGACCTAGACACTTACAACGCTCTCGATGCTTATGCTATATCAATGCATGAGTTCTATAAGTCTTTACGTCGCGCCGGGTTCGCCGTTGATATATGTCTAGCAATCATCGTAGATAAAGATGCGTACCCTGACTGGATTCTCCCATCGATTCCCGACCGCGTGGATCGCCTACCCTACGAGGATGATGACGAGGACTAAATGAAGCGAATTGTAATCGTTA